GGCAGGGACAGGTGTTCTATGTGGATCTGGTAAAGTTGGGACTTGCAAAAGAGTACACAAAAGAAGCTGAGAAAGCCAGAAACTTACACCCTGATTTTATTGAAAAGACCGGGTACGGAACCGGTGAGGGAATATTAGGCTGGAATTGCAGACATTCCATCGGTACATGGATAGATGGAGTGAGCAAAAATAACTACGAGAAAATCGACACAGAAGAAAATAAAAAAGCGTATGATTTGCAGCAGGCACAAAGAAAACTTGAGCGCACGATCAGAAAGTGGAAGATACAAAAGAATGGCTATAAGGAGGCAATGGACAAAGCTGAGGATGACGAAACCAGAGAAGTACTTGACGCTCAATACCAGAAAGCAAAAGAAAAAGTGACATATTACAATAAAAAGTATGGACAATTCTGTGAAGAAAATGATTTGAAACTACAATATGACAGGTTATATGTTGGTGATCCGTCAAAAAAAGTGATTGATAAAAGTGAAGTGAAAGCATATAATATGGACAAGAGGTGATAGAATGCGAGAAAAAGAAACATTCTGGTATCCGTGCCCCGATTGTGGGGAAAAGATGTTGAAAGTACGGCGGGACACAGTTTTAATATCATTCCCGGCATATTGTAAACATTGCAAGGATACGAAGATTATTACAGAAATCGAGCCCCTAAGTAAAGTGATGAGCCATTGAGCCTAATACATGATGAAAGTCGTGTATCAGGCTCTTTTTTTATTTCGCGGAATGGCAGCCGCATTGCCGAGTCCGGGGGTAAGGACAAATCCTAATGCTGCTGGCGAGCAGGTAAAAGATACGGGAAGAGGAGGATATGCAACATGAAAAATATTTTTAAAATTTTGGAAGGTCTTGGGATTGAGGTGCCAGAGGATAAGAAAAGCACTCTGGAGAAGGAAGTTCATGAGAACTACCGCACCAAGAAGGATTATGACGATCAGGTGGAAAAAGCAGAATCGACACAGAAACTGTTGGATGAGACAGCGGATAAACTGAAAAAGTTTGATGGTGTGGATGTGGCAGATCTTCAGGAAAAGTTGAAAGAGACGACTGAAACATTGGAGAACGAGCGCGCAGACCGCAAGAAAAAAGAGGAAGAGGCTGAGAGACACGCTACGGTAGCAGAATATCTGAAAGAAAAACGTTTCGTAAATGATATTACCAGAAATGCCATCACGGCAGAGCTTGAAAAAAAGCTTGCGGATGATTCAGCCAAAGGAAAATCAATGGATGATCTTTTTAACGCAATGGTCAAAGATTCAGAAGGAAAAGACATTCCAAACATTCTGGTATCGGAACAGGCAGAGGATGATGCAGATAATGCAGCAGTTTTCACGGAGCCGATGGGAAACCAGACAGACACAAGAATTAAGGGAGATCCAAATAACATGGATTTCGAAACGTACAAAAAATGGAGAGAGCAGAATAGCTAAGAGAGGAGAATAATATGCCAAACAATTTTTTAACACCGCAGATTATTGCAAATGAGGCTTTGATGGTTTTACAGGCAAATCTTGTTATGGCCAATCTGGTCCATAAAGATTATTCAAAAGAATTTGTGAAGGTTGGAGACACGATCACGGTAAGAAAACCAGCGAAGTTCATTGCTAAGAACTTTACAGGAGAAACATCAAACCAGGATGCAACAGAAGGATCAGTACTTGTAAAGATGGACAGATTCCGCGACGTTACTGTTCCGGTAACATCAAAGGAACTCACGCTGAACATTAAGGATTTCTCAACACAGATTGTCACTCCGGCAATGCAGGCAATCGCACAGGCAATTGATGAAGACCTTATTGCGGTCGGACTGGAACATGCGAAACACATCGTGAAAGGAAATGCGAGAGCGACAAAGCCGGAAGATATCGGTAATATGGCAAAGCTCTTTGATGTTGCGAAGGTGCCATTAGCAAACAGACGTGTTGTTATGCATCCAACACATAAGTATCGCTATGTAATGTCTGATAATATGTCAAAGGTATCAGAATCTGGAAGCGAGAAAGCTTTGAGAGATGCAGAGATTGGAAAAGTATATTCATTTGATACCTATATGGATCAGAATTGCCCGGATGCACCTGTGGCGACAGGAACAGCGACCGCATATAAAGTTACTGCAAAGAAAGGCGAGGAAACAGTAAAACTTACAGATGTGGATGCAGCTACTGGCACTGTGAAAAAGGGTGATTCCTTTATCGTAGATGGATATAAATATACGATTGTGGAAGAGGCTACTGCGG